ACCAGCCGCAGAGCCTGCCAAGGCGGATAAGCCGAAACGCCGCCGCAAGAAGTCGGAGGTGCGCGATGTCGATGTATGATGTTGTCACTTCCGACCTCGATGAGGTAGTGCTTGCTGACGAGTGGTTTGTCGAGCATCTGGTGAACGAGCAAAAGATGCTTGCGCTCGTTCACAGCGGATATCTGAATGGACAGCAAAGCGAGGTATCGCTGGGCGTGATGCAGTCTCAGGTTGCGCTTATCGTGCGGCGCTCCGACTTTGGGAACGAGCTTCCTGCTGTCGGCGCGCTTATCAATCTGGACGGCAAGGTATGGCAGATACGAGGCGCGCAATACCTCGGATATGCGCTCATAAAGATGAACCTGGAGGAAAACGAAGCATGAAAGCGCGAAGCCGCATGAAACATGTGGTAAATCTCCCGGAGATCGCCGTTCGGCGAGGCACTGCGGCACTGCGTGCAGGCGGAGGCGAAGCATTGCAAAATGCCCGTGCGAAGTTCGATGCCTTGAGCAATCAGCGCTTTACACGTTCCGGACAGTCCGTGTTTCCCATGCGTACGCGCATGACAATCGGCAAGCGGTCAGTCAAGTACATGCTTGCCGTGAGCCGTAAGCGTATGCCCATGTGGAAATTTGATGTCACGCCGGATCGCTCAAGCGATACGACGGGACGCAACCGAAAGCCGATAGCGTTCGCGTTCAAGCGCGGTCAGGCGCTGTCACTTCCTCAGGGCTTTATCTGGAAAGGCATGGTGTATCGTCGAATCGGAAGCGGAGGATATGTCACGCGCAAAGACGGCTCGCACGGCTCTGGCCATATCACGCTCGCAAACAAGCTGATGCGTGAGACATTCAGCGCCGCGCAGGGCTTGCATGATGTTGCTCCGGAGGTGCTTGATGAGCTTGTCAAACGAGTGACAAGAGGCATGGTGGAGGTGCTCACATGAACGTGTATTCTGCAAACGAACTTGTCTCTGCGCTTATGAGCGTGGTAGGAAAGGCATTGCCGGAGTTCACGGGCTATGCTGAGGTCTTGCCAAACCCAGAGCTAAATCGTCCCCAGACTCGACAGCCGCTGTTTGTCGTTCAGAGCACCGGCGGCACGGACGCCCGAAGCGGCGCATCTGTTCAGGTGCGCATTGTCCTTGAACGCGCCATCGACGAAGGTAGCACGGGCATCGGCGCGGTGCATCATGCAATCCGTGACGATATTGCGGCGGTCAAGCTCGCGCTGTTCGACAACTCCGGCTTTCCGTGGGGATGCCGTTTCAACGCGCTCACATGGGCTATCTATGAGGCCGATATCCGACCGGTAGTGCAGGCGCATATCACAACAACGTTTGACGTGCCTCATCCGGTTTATGACAACAACGATTTTCTAGTATAGGAGGCCGAATATGGCTTATTTACACGGTGTATATGTATCGGAAGCCGCCACATCCATCGTTCCGGGCGTGAATGCGGCGTCCTGCCTGCCCTACATCATCGGCAATATCCCTCAGCATCTTATCCCCATTGACACAAGCACATACTCCGTCGGCGTTATGACCGATGCAGTCGATGCCAGCGGCGCGAAAGTGCCCTATGTCGGTGGCCATAACTACGAGGCTCTTGTAAATGACGTGCCGTCTCAGGATGTCACGGTCACGGATCACAACGGCTTTGTCGCTCTCACGCTTACCGTCCAGACCGAGCCCGAAGTAGTCATCCGTGACACGTTCCCGAAGGAAGTCGCCAAGCCTGTCTTGTGCAAGACGTGGAAAGACTTTCTCAATCAGTTCGGCGCGACCGATGACTCTGTGACAGGCGAAGACCCCAGCACTATCATGGCTGCAGCGCGCCATTGGTATAAGCGCGTGGGCGGCGGTGATGCGTTCTTCGTTCCCGTCGATCTTGATAACGGCGACATCGAGTCGGCTGATCTGACGGACGCGCTTTCCTCGCTCGACACGGTCTATGAAGAATTCGGCGTATATCCGAGTGTCATTCTCTGCCCGCGTTACGGCTCGCAGCATGCCGCAGAAATCAACGCGAAATGCGTGAATTACGGCTCTGGCTTCGGCGCTATTGCCGTGCTGGATATCGACTACGACTGGGGCAACGGCTCGCCGTCGCTTCCGCTTCGCTCGACGTATCTCAGCTACGCCGCGCCCAGATGCGTTGCCGGTGCAGAGATCGTCCCGCCGTCAGCCGTTGTTCTCGGCACTATGGCCGCGACGGACGCCGCAAATGGCGGCTTCCCTTATGTCTCCCCGTCCAACAAGCTCGCATACATCGACGGTCTTGTGGATAATGGCGGATCGCCGTTATTCTTCGACCGCGAGGCCGCAAATGACAACTTCAATGCGCATGGCGTGGTGACGTTCCGTCATAATGCCAAGGGCTGGGTCGTATGGGGCAACAACACGTCGGCATATCCTGGCAACACAGACCCCAAAGACCGTTTCATTCCTATTCGTCGTGTTTTCCAGTATGTCAAGAACGACTTTCTCGTTTTCGGCGAGCCGCGCATCGACAATCCCATCAACAAACGACAGCTTGAGGGCGTGCTTAACAGCTACAATATGCGCTTGCAAGGCTTCACCGGTGCAGGTATGGTGAACAGCGCATCCGTTGCGCTCGATGCCGACCTGAATACGCCTGCAAATCTGCTTGACGGTCGCGTGTTCATTCGCACTCTCATCTCTCCGCCGCCTCCCATGGAACAGCTCTCCAACGTGTTCGAGTATGATGTGGCGGGCTTTACTGACAGCCTGAGCTAAGGAGGTAGAATATGGATCCTTTGACGATTGCAGTACCTGAGCGAGTATGCCAGTGCAGATGCTATCTTGATAACGGCAGGCTTGTCGGAACAGGCGAGCTTACCCTCGCGAACTGGACACGCGCAACAGCAGACGTAACAGGCGCGGGCATCAGCGGCACGATCTCCACGCCTACACGCGGAAATTTCGAGTCCGCACAGGCCACATTCGCGACGCGCGTCTATACGCCAGAACTTATGTCGGCATTCGCTCCCGGCGTGCATGACCTTGAGTTCCGTGCGGTCATTCAGGGCCTGAACTCCATGTCTCAGGCTGTCGAGCAGAATTTCTCTGCATTCATGCGCGTCCTTGCCCGTGGCATCACGTCCGGCACGATCTCTAACAGCAATGAGATGGGATGCTCAGCAGAGTTCGAGGTCTTGCAGGAAACGCGCTCGCTCAACGGTATCGTCCTCTGCCGTTTCGACAAGATCAACAATATCGCTGAAATCCGTGCATCTGATGGCACGATGATCAACGAGACATTGAATATCAACACCTTCCTCGGAGTGTAAACATGTCCCCCACTGCCCAAAAACTCAACGACCAGATACACGCTATCCTTGCAGAGACAAAGGGCACGGGGACGTTCGTTTCGGAGCGCATTCAAGGCCAGCTTGGCCTTATGCGCCCGAGCGATCTCGATGCGCTTGAGCCGCCTCCGATATCCAACGGGTATTGGACGGATGACAACGCATTCTGCCGCCGTCTTGCCGGCAGACTCTTTGAGGTGTCCCCTGAAACGATTGACGAGATGAACCCGGCATTATACCCCGTGATGCTGTCTATCGTCTCGCAGAATTTCTTGGCTTTTTTGGCAAGGGCGATCCGCGACTGACAGCACGAAAGCTGTCGGTGCGGCTTGCCCTGTATATGCCATCAATAGACCCGCTCGCGCTTTATGCTTTGCCTTTTGCTGAGCTTCAATCGTGGGCGGATGCTTACGCCCAAGCGGCGCGGGAGATGAGCCATGCCTGAGAATATCACACAGACCGTAGAGCTTGAGGCCGCGCTCAGCCCCGACTACGAGAAAGCATTTAAGAGCGCGCAGTCTATGGTAGACGGGCTCGACAAAGAGCTCGGACAGCTCGGGAAGCGCGAACAGAAGCTGACCGAGCTTCAGTCGATGCGCGCAAAGATTACAAAGGCGACTGCCGAGGGCAACGTCAAGGAAGCGAAGAAACTCCAGTCGCAGTATGACAGGCTCGCGAGCTCGCTCGGTGTTGCCGGTCAAGACGCGAAAGGACTTGAACGCGAGCTTGATGCCTTGCGTCGTCGTCAGCAGGAACTCGCACAGCAGAGACAGCCGTTCGCTGACCAGCTCGCAATGCGCCGTGCTGCGGATGATGTGGCTCGTTTGCGTGCAAACTACGAGCGCTTTCGTGACCCCCGCGTTGGCAGGCAGTTACAGCTTGCAGAGCAACGTGCGCGCGGTCTAGGCGTGACGATGCGCCGCAGTGCAGGGCCGTTGCGCAATGCCGCAGGAAACTTGCGCAACATGGGCATGCAGTCGCTTGAGTCGCTCCCCGGAATTAACAAGATCGCTCAGGTCTTCGGAAAGCTCCCGCCGCAAGCCATGGTAGTAACCGCCGCCGTAGTTGGCACAACAGCGGCCATCGTAGGTCTTGGCAAGGCTGGCCTGAATATGGCTAAGGAAATGACCTCGTCGCTCGATGAGCTTGCGAAGAACTCACGTGCGCTGGGCATCAATGTCGAAAGCTATCAGCGGCTGTCGTATGCAATGCGCCGTGGCGGTGCGAGCGACGAACAGTTCTCTACGGCACTCCAGACGCTCACGAAACGCATGGATGAGGCATCGAACGGCTCAAAAGAAGCCCTCAAGCAGTTCAAGGGGCTCGGGATAACAGTCGATGAGATAAAGAATTCTAATCCTGAGGAGATGTTCCTGCGTCTCGCAGATAGCATCGCGGCCATCGAGGACCCTGTCGAACGCGCCAAGGAAGCCACGCGACTGTTCGGCGGCGGCGGCATGCGTATCGCGGAGGCCATGAGTGTAGGCTCTGACGGCTTGCGCGCGCTTGGCAAAGAGGCCGAACGTACCGGAAACGTCGCAACGGAAGCCGAAACGAAGCTCGCAGAGGATACTGCGGACGCCATGGAAAACATGCGCATGAGCTTCGAGGGCATCAAGAAAGAGATCGGCGTTTCTGTCATGCCGGTGTTGCTGGATGCCGCGAAAGAAGTGACCAGTATAATTTCTGATAACAAGGACACTATCAAGGCATTCGTTGAATATGCGGTAGTTCCGTCAGCAAAGATCATCACCGGCGCGATCATGTCCATAGTCCACGCAGTCCGCGGCGTTGCAAATGCATGGAAAGCCGGAACCGAGATATTCGCAAATGGCTTTGCTATCTGGGCCGATATCATTGACTCCATGTGGGGCAAGGCTGGTGATCTGTTTGATTGGCTCGGGGAGAAGTGGGACGGCCTTGTCGCGCGAGTACAGGGTCTCCCGGATGCAATGCGGGCACTCGGTGCCGACCTGATGAACGGCCTGCTTGACGGCATCGAGGAAGGGCTTAACGCGCTACGCGAGAAAGCCCGAGATGTTCCGCTGCTCGGTCGGCTTGTCGGCGACGGCCCCGTGAAATTCGGTCGCGTTGACTTCACACAGGGACAGGGCTTGTCGTGGCGCTCCGCTGGATCGCCGCAGGGCGTGACGATAAACAACACGATTGATGCGCGTGGCGCTGCTCCGGGCGCAGGAGCGGATGTTCAGCGCGCGATAGCTGCCGGCAACGGCACAGCATACGGTCAGATGGCGAAACGCTTTTCACAGGCAGGGCTGGTTTATGGAGGCTGATTATGACGGTATATCGGACAACACAGGCAGACACATGGGACCAGGTCGCGCTCAAGGCGTACGGCTCTGAGATGGCCACGGCGGGCATCATGGCAGAAAACGGCATGCTTGACCCGCTCTTGCTGACGATATGGCGCTTTGACAACGGCACGGAGCTTCGACAGCCTGAACTGCGTCCAGATGCCAAGACAACGTCGCAGCTTCCCGTGTGGAGGCGTGACGATGATTGACCTGACCATCACCTACAACAGGCTTGATGCCGAAATATCGCGATTCGCCGAAAGCCTTACGCTGACAGAGCGTATCGGAAAGGCCGCAGGAACGCTCGACATCACGCTCTGCAATGCGGACGGGCGATTTACCCGCGACTGGGCGGCGACGAAAGGCGACTCCCTGTCGGTCAAGCTCGGTGATATCCCGGCAGAGCCTTATTCCATCGAGTCAGTCGCAGTGTCTTCATCGCCGCGTACCGTGACATGGCAGTGCAAGGCGAGACCGGCAACGACGAAAGCCCCGAGCGGTCGCGGCTCCGGTTCTCCGCCGCCCAAATCAGGAGCAATCATCGATACGCGCGCCAGCTGGCCCTCTATCGCATCCATAACGCTATCCGGGCTTTTATCCAAGGTTTGCTCTGAATGCGGCCTGAAAGCTCAATATTGTCCCAAAAAGGACGTAAAACTGAGGAACGTCGTTCGCTACAACGAGAGCGGATGGCATCTTCTCGAAAGATACGCCAAGAAGTCGGGATATTCTCTGCGGGCAACGGCAACAAAAGTGTCGATTATCGCGCCGAAACAGAGCGGAAATAGCGGCGCGCCGCAGGTGACGGTGGATATCACGTCAAGCAGTATCGAGTCTCTTGGGAACGTTGACGGCCTCAAGCCTGCAAAAGTGCAGAGCCGGTCATACGATCCTCGTTCCGCTGAGGTCGTTACATCCTCTGCCGGTGACGGCGACGGCTCTGATATCGGCGTTGACTTCACGCTCGACGATGCCGTCGGTCTCTACGAGGATATCGCGCTGTCTCAGGGCGTGCACACATTGACGGTCATCCCCGATTCGCGGTATGTTGCGGGCGCGATATTGGGCGTAGTCGGCGCGAGCCGGATGCAGATAACCCAGATGACATATACGCGGTCTGCGGACGGTGAGACTATGCAGGTGGAGGCGCGGGCAATATGATAAGTCTTGTATATGGGAAAGTCACAGGCATCAAGCCGCCGCGTGTGAGCGTCAAGCTCACGGGCATAGAGGGTGATGCAGAGCTTGAGTGCATGACGCTCCAGCTAGGCGGACAGTCGAGCGTACAACGGCAATGGATCGCGCCGCTCAAGGACGATGTCGTTGCTGTGCTGTTCGATGATGAGAAGCCGGAGAACTCGCTCATCCTCGGCGGCGTTTACAGCGATAAGCAGGGCGTTCCGACTGGCGACGGCATCGCGGTGCAGACAAAGACCGTGCATGTGGAGGCAAGCGGCGATATCGAGGCGCAGGCACAGCATGTCAAGCTCGGGAGTGACCTTTCGCTTTCCAAGAAAGTTGCACGTTCTGATCATGTGAACAGCGAGCTGTCCGAGATACAGAGCGCGCTTGAACAAATCGTCACGGCATTCAATACGCACGTTCATGCGAGTTCAGGGGCTACACCTACTCCGACAACGTTTAATTCATATAGCGCAGGCGACACGGATGCAGAGAGCGTCTTTGCGTATTAAGGAGACATCATGGTAATAGGCTCTTTCGGTGAATACATATTCGAGGCAAAAGACGGAAAGACGTTCAACTCACTGCGGTTCAGCAGAGCCACTAGGATGGCTTCACATGCAACGATAGAGGGCAGACCGGTAGTAGAGTCTCTTGGCACGGACAGCGCCCAGATAACGCTTTCTGGCGTGTTCTCGCGTGAGTTTACGGGCGACCTTGATGACGCGATGATTGAACTCATGTCTTTGCAGGATGGCACAGCTCGCGCGTTGACACGGGGGAGCAGGTGTTACGGGATGTTTATCGTGCAGAGCATTCAGTTTTCCGAGGACGCATGGAATGGCGACGTGCTCCAGACGGTCACATGGACGATGCAATTAGTCGAAACGAGGGCAAGCAATGGATGATTTAAGCATTCCGAAAACAGACAAAGAGCGCAAGCACAAGGAAATAGCGGCGGTTCTTTCGATGGCGCGTGGAACTGTCCCGTATGACCGTTCGTTCGGCGTGCTTGTGGATATCGATGCCGCTATGCCAGCGGAACGGCAGAGGACGTTCGCGCTTGCCGCTCAGGAAGTCGAGGCGCGAGTGCAAGGCGTGCGCGTGGCTAGCGGTCATGTCGCAGGCGATCTTGACGGCAGGGCAAAGATTTATCTCAAGGTCATAGACACGGAGGACTAGCATGGCAGACAATATCCCGCGCTTCAATGCGCAAGACTTCTACACGATTGAGACATCGCCGTCGGTCATCAAGGAAGAGCTGAGGACAGCGTTATACAACTATCTCGGCTATAATCCGACAGACAGCGATCCTCGCATGCTTGAGGCGATGGCGTTGATGCCGTATATCGTGCAGACACGGGCACTTGCTGACGCCGCAGCCAAGAGCGCGCTTCTCACATACGCTCAAGGCGAGGCTCTTGACCGCATTGCCGACAGCACATGCGTTTACGGCTACATGGACAGGCTCCCTGCGCGCCGCGCGGTCATGTGGGTGCGTCTTGATCTGGAAGTCGGAACGACCGGAACGGCGCATTACAGCGGCACATTTACCGCGCATGGCATCACATTCAGCGGCGAGGGCGATTATCAGCAGACTTTCCTTGCAGAAGCAAACGGGCGTTATTACGTTCCGTTCTTCGCGGAGGAAACAGGCACGCAGGCTAATGGCATTGACAGCACCGTCGATACCGACCTCGCCACGAATATCGCGTCAGGCGTATCTGTGGACTATACGGGCGGCACTGCCAGCGCAGGGATCGCCACCGTATATCGTAGTGGCAACTATGTGACCGAAATACCGTCATGCGGTGGGCGTGACGAAGAAACAGATGCAGAGTTTGCTGCACGCATCGCCGAACAGATGCACGCGCTGCGAGTGCCCGGCTCAAAAGAATACTACAATTTCACGGCACGCCAGGTCAATGGCATCTCAGACGCATATACGAGCGAAGCGCTTGATAACTCTGGACGTGTTCAGTCTTGGTACAGCTCGCCTTATGTGTATGCCATATGTGACACAATACAAGGCCCGGCCGATAATTTCGTATGCTACTGCGCCGACAGCACGGATGACTATTTCGCGCGCTTCTATGGCGGCTATCGTGATGCCATGGCGAACGCGAAGCTCGCAGGCGTGGGTCTTATCGTCGGACCGGCATTCCACAGCTGCTCGGGGCTGAGCACAAGCATCGAGCTTACAGTATATCAAGGCTTGACTCAGGATGAGGAAAACACGATCATATCCGAGCTTTATCGCAGGCTTGTCGCGAAGTACAACGAGAAGATGGGATTGACGATGACCGCAACGGAAATCAGCATGTGGGCGCAGGAATTGGGCGCTGTATCTGCACAGACGACGTTCATCAATAGCGCAACGGATATCTATCAGGCACCGGCAAACTGCGTCGTTCCGCTTCTTCCCCTGAATATCACGATAACGAGCCGTATCCCGCGCGAAACGTCGCCGTTTGATACAGGCGGCACGGGAGAGGAGGTGCTGTGATGGCTATCACGCTCTATGACGCCACAGATGTTATTCCGAGCGGCTTCGAGGATACGGCATTCGAGCCCGTCCTAAAGGCCGTCGCCGAAGTGTGCGGCGCGCCGTTCGACACGCAGACCCCGAACAGCACGGTTTACCGCATGGCGGCTATTTACGCGCTGGCGCATGGCATGGATGACCTGCTTATCGGCGACTCGGATATCCTGAACACTCTTGCAGCGGCTTTACGCATCCCCGCATGGCGGCAGCTTGCCCGTGCAGAGACCGAGGACAAGCGCCGTCTGGCCGCGCGCACGCTGCGTACCTGGCTGCAATATCGCGGACGTACAGGTGGCCGCGTCCCAAGCGCCCCTGCTGTTGTGTATGATGACGGCACGTCTTACGCTAAGCCCGAGGATGGGAGCTTTATCGAGCTTCTGCTTGCAGGTGGCGCAACGGCTGTCAGCGCGGTTCGCTCATGGGACGGCAAGGATACGTTCAGGATGTTCGCGGAACGTCCCGATGACCTGCTTTTCTGGGTTCCCCCGTATGACCCTGACACTTTCGACGGTTCGCTCAATGATTATCTGACCGAGCAATACAGCCATTTCCTCGGCATCTTCGGCACGGCGCATCTTGCCGTCGAGGCCGGGGTTGAGTCAGAGAACACCGAGCTGTATTCCATCGGATCGCATATCCAGTACGATGCCATACATGACTATATGCGCAATGCGTACAGCATCGACGGCGGCATATCGTGGATGGCTCCGGGCGAGCTATATGACGCTGGCCTGATGACGACACGACCGTATTTCGGACCGTTGCATGATGAGAACGTCGGCGTCGGCGATCCGTGGGCATTCTCGCAGGGCAATGTCACATATCTTATCAACTCCGAAGAAAAATATCCGTTCGACGCGCCATATACGCGCTCCGAGCTGACCGATGTAATCACATCCGGTGGCACTACGATGCACGGCTATGACGGAACTTATACCTCGAGAACAACAACGGCTTATATCACTGGCTTGTCTCAGCCAGAGATAACTGATAACACGGGAACGCTTGCGTCTTTCGACGTTCTTTCCGCGGTATCCATGAGCGCCTACTTCATCCCATCCGACCTTGTGGACGATGAGGTTTACACGAATGACTATGCACGCACGCCTACGCCTGCATGGAGCTATACCAAGAACGGCAGGACGTGGTACTTCGTCCGTGACCGCATCGGCTACGACAAGAAGTGGGATTATGGCGAGGCAGGTCTTAATGCCGAGGGCTATACAACGTCAAGCGTCGTGCCGTTCCCCGTTCCTGTCACTATCGGTGTTACGACGGAAGTTCCGCAGGGTGTCACACGCATAACGAGCGGCTTCTGGTGGATGTATCAGTTCAGCGGCGGAAGCTCGCTGAGCAATCTCTGGACGCCGGCGTATTATGCGACGCAGACACTGCTGGCAACGTCTAATCAGGAACAGCCCGGCGGCGCAGAATATGAGACCGTCTATTTCTGGAACGGCGCGTATATGGAGGACTTCGGACAGCTCGCCATCACGGTGCGTCTCCAGATGTATAACAGCCTGCCCGAGTTCTATACGAGCTCCAGCGAAGGCGTGACCGGCTCACAGTGCGGCATCGTCATCAAGCCCGGCTATGCCCCGACGTGGATAAGCGGCTCCGAATGGGATTTGCCGTCCGATCTTTACACGATATCCGGTACGACGCTCACATGGAATATGTCGCACCCGCTGTATAACCTGTTGTTCAATCAGCCCGGGAGTGCAAGGAATGATTAGCCCAACTTTCGCGACGATACTTATCATCGCATTCGTCATTGTTTTCGGAATAGCGTTGCCCGTGCTCGACAAGAAAGCCCCGAAGTATATCTCATATCGCTGGTGCGTTGTCGTTGTCATCCTCGCGCTTCTCATCGGCGCGGTCGTTGACTTCAACGCGCTTTCCGACGATGCCCGCCGTATTATCCTGACGGGCGGTCTCATCATTGTCGGCGTTTACGTCGGCCTGCGTACGCTCGAAAAGATACTGGCAAACGGCTGGCATCGTGGCGCGTCCGTGACCGCGAGCAAAGGCGACATCAAGGTTGAAATAAAAGCGGAGGGTGAACATGAGAATCTGCATTGATCCGGGGCACGGCGGAGGCCAGCCCGGCGCGGTCTATCAGGGCATTCGCGAGGCCGATCTGACGATGCCGATGTGTCTTGAGCTTTCGCATCGCCTTGAGCGCATGGGGCATGATACGACGCTCACGCGCCTTGCCGATGTCGATGTGTCGCTTCGCGAGCGGTGCCGGATATCTGACGCTTTCGGTGCGGAGCTGTTCATAAGCCTGCATCTGAACGCCGCGTCATCATCTCAAGCGCGCGGCTCTGAGGTCTGGGTGTGGACAGGGTCGCGCGCATGGATGCCCGCAACGGCTATTCAGGCGGCTCTTGTCGATGCCTGCGGCATGATGGACAGGAAAGTTCGCGAGACGCAGAAATACTTTGTCCTGCGCCATACCAAGGCACTCGCAATGGTGATAGAGCCTGGATTTATGAGCAATCCCGGTGAACTATTGAGGCTCCGGGACGCAGAATATCAGGGCAAAATCATCGATGCCATAGCCCGCGGCGTTCAGAAATATTCCGCATCGAGATGAGCCGCAAGCGTAGGAAATTCAAGGGTTTCGTGCCCTTGAATTTTTTTTTGATTTTTTATTTGACTTGTCATGTTAAGTTTAGCTATATAAGCACTTGTCAGGGCGATGGAGCCCAGCCAAGAACAGAAAGGAACAGAAAATGAAACTCGACGCTATCAAGACAACAATCAAGGTTCTCACGAAATACAACAAGCTCGAAGCGAAAACCGACAAGCTCGGCAAAGACTTCTCCGACTCTGACAACTACAATTACAAGGCCAAAGCCGTTCATTTCGCGCTCAGCACGAACGGTCTCTACAACTTCTATCATGTCGATACCTGCTTCATGGATTTCATTCAGCGTCTCGTTGCCCGCCGCGAGTTCATGGGCGACTATTACGGCATCGGCGAAGCCGTCGCCACCTACGGCAAAGACGTGATCATGTACGCCGCAGGTGCCTGCCGGGATGCTTATCACGAAGCCTACACCTGCACGCATGACCTCGACGATCTTCATCTTCGCGGCGACGATATCGAGAAAATCTGCCTCCGCTTCCTGAACGAAGTGAAAGAATACGCGGGCTCGGAGTTCACGAACTGGAAATCCTTTATCTCTGGCATGAACACACGGAACGTCCAGAACTTCTAATCACACGGGGGCTAGGCCCCCGCCTCCGGTGAAGACATGAAGAAATTTGAAGTCGGCCAAGAATATCTGATAACATCAAACGCACGTCCCATGGGCATCGGGAAAGTCTGCAATATAACGCCCAGAGCTGTCACGTTCGATCTGTCGCGCCCCGGAGGAAAGCAAACGCGCTTCGCTGGCGTAATACGGGAACTGCATGGCACTGCTTCCTGTCAGGTCATTGTGCCGCGTGACTATGACGCCGTTTATGCTGGCACAAACATTCATCGGAGTATGTATGGCAAGGAAACTGAAATTTAAACCGAGGACTGCACTCCAGAGCTGCAAAGGCGAGCTGTATCAAGGCGAGCTTATCGTGTGCACGATCAAGATACCGCGAAACGACTGGCAGGCTCTGCTTGACCGTGCCGCCGAGGACAGCACGACGGCAAGCGAGATAATCCGCGTGCTTGTCAGCGACTTCTTGGGGGCCCGGGAATGACAGTCAAGCAGGCAATCGCAATCGTGATATACAGCCTGATGTGCATCGGGCTGAGCCTTGTCATCGTCAAGTGCTCGGACAGCGAAGCGCAGAAAGACATCCAGAGCGCGCAGGCTGAAGCGCATGACGCGCAGGTCGCGCTGGCCGCAGTACGCGCAGAGAATGCCGCGCTCCGTGAGTACTCACGCCGGGCAGATGAGGCAGTTCTGCGGGCAACATCCGCCATCATGGAGGCATTAGGTGAGCATGATGAAAGAGTGCAGAGCATCGATAATTCTGATCCTGAGTGGCTGTCTTGCGAGCTTCCTGACGGGGTGCGCGACGCATTCGCAGGCTACGTCTGCGGAGCCGATACGTCCTCCGACGGCGCTTCTCACTCCATGCACTAAGCCGCAGGCATATCATCTCAAGACAAATCAAGACCTCGCACGTTTTGCCAGCTCAGCATTGCTGGCATGGCAGAGCTGCGCGGCTCAGATTGATGCCCTTCGGCTGTTCTACGGCCTCGGATATGCAGAGCACTGCCCGAAAGACGGTGATGCTGTCATCGTTTCCGATGGCGCGTGCAAAGCCGTATGCCATGACGGTCAAGCTGGGCCGTGCTTCGAGGACGGGAAGTCAGTAACGCCGTGCTTTGAGGACGACGGCGCAACGGCTCTTTGTGATGCCGAATGGATTGAAATTTAAGGGCATTGCCCGCAAGGGCACGCTCACGCAAGGAGAAAGACACATGAATGCAGGAAAGAAGATTTTAATCGGCGTTGCCGTGCTTGTCGGGATCGTCATCCTGTTCGGGGCAATCGGCAAAGCCAGCCAGGACAAGCCGCGTCCCGAAGCTGACATCTGCACATCCGGATATGACGCGCTCGACACGGATACGCGCTTTGAATGCGCCAAGAAGCGGCATCTGAACGCCATGACAGGCGGTCATCCGAAAGCCGTGGTAGCGCTTCGCAGGCATCTGAAATACCCCGAGACGCTTCACATTGAGGATACGCGGCTGTTTCCGCCGCTGGCGGATGCAGGCACATACCGTGTGTGCATGAGCTATCGCGCGCAGAATGAACTCGGGGCATTGACCGGCGGCCTTGCGTGTGCCGAATGCGATCTCAAGACAGGCGCGGTTCTTGGCATGGATATCACGGAATGAACACGGAGGCACAGAAATGACACCGCAGGATTATGAAGACATCAGGATACTTAAACACGCCGCGAAGGACGTTCTGCGCGATGCTCGGAAACTGTTGAGCGAGCGGTCGTTCGACGAGTTGGATTGCGAGGAGCTCGTCGAGAAAGGCGAGTACCTCAAGCGCACCGCAGAACTTATTTCGGAAATTCGCGACAATGGCAAGCATCTGCCGTATGGGGAGGAAGAGAAATGACAGTAAAAGAGTTGATATGGCACTTGATGGACTTCGAGCCGGATACAGAGGTTTACATCCGATATATCAGGGGTGATAGAGACGGCTCTGCTACTACCGAGGACTATCCGCTGTATAGTCGGGATGAAATTATATCCGATGAATACAACAACGTGATCATTGACATCACCGATGACGAGTGAGCGGAGGGAGCAGAAATGAAACGGGATGGGAGTAAGATACAGAAGTTGCGCGCACTCGTCGTGGAACTGAACGTGGCAGTCGCGGATATGGAGCAATACAACAGCGCCGAGAACGACGAGTTGCCAATAATTCTTACGATTTTCATGCTATTCCCAGCCATGATAATGACCGCTCAATACATGATCGACAAATATTCACACACAACCCAACAAACAAAGGAGACGAAATGATTATAAAACTCGACCTCACAAAGCGGCAACTTAGCTATCTTATCGCCGCGATGAGCTGGCGCTTGCGAACTGACGACATGATGGAGAGCATAAACGATCCCGAAAAGAGCTGGGGTTTTAAGAGGGTGCTTGCGCACGAATTTGCAGAACGCTGCGATTTGTTGGCAATGTTGGACAAGACTTTCAATTCTGCGACGGAGGAGCAAGAGAACGATGAGTGAACTTTTCGGGGATGCCGTTTCGAGAACGTGTGCGTCAGATCACGACCGGGCTATATTCAGGCTCGCTTATGGTGCGTCGCTATATCTTTGGAAGTCAGGAGACGAATACGACCTCTGGGACGACGCCTCGTTCAAGCGGGTCGTGGAGAAGCTGGAGAAAATCAAGCGCATGACAAACAAGGCTTATGACGAGATCGCACGCGTTACAGACGCGGCGTGGGAGGAGCAAGACGATGAGTGAGAAGAAATGTAAGTTGTGTGGAGCCGACGCGGAGTGGGAGCTGGACGGTGGCTGCTATTGCGAGTTTTGCGCGCGTTTACAACTTGATGTGCATGGTATCTGCGCACCGCAGGCTTGCGCGACGTGTAACAATCCTCTTGGTAGAGTATATTACACGGACGACGAGAACAACGCGTTTTGTTCGGCGAAATGCGCGCTTGAATATTACGACGCAAAGAAGCTGGAAGAGGAGCAAGACGATGAAAGTGGAAATTGAAATCACAAAGAAAGACCTGCGTGGCATACTTTGTGCCGCCATACGCAATTACTATTGCGAGGTTAAGCAGCGATTGGAGCCATTATGCGGCTATTTATGGCAACTTGACAGGGGCGACAAATATATTATTGAAAATCTATTGGATATACGCGATGCTTGTAGTGCAATCGCGAACCTGTGCGATATGATTGAGGAGGTGGATACCGTCGAACCCAATGACGCGAGCGGTGTGATCCGCTTCGACGACCGCGAGGAAGAACAGAAATGACTTGACCGGCTCTGCGTGCCCTGATATCTTGTGCCTGCAACTGCCCACGGGCGTTGCGCTTTGAAAAGACAGTTATTTCTGAAACAATGTACACTGCGAAAGCAGGTCAGGTCTTACCAAGCAGGAGGTGGATATGATGCCGTCTTGAGCCGGGTTTACTTGTTTGGCACGCGCGTTCAGAATGGGACGAATAAAAACCCCAAAATAAGCTGTCTGTTCTGTTTTTTTCTGTTCTAAATCGTAGGAAGCCGCACAATCGGGATGATTGCGCGGCTTCTTTCTATCACAAATGCGGATAAAAAGATGGGAACATCACAAAACAAGACGAGCTTCACGGATTACGACGGCTTTTGTGAAAAATTTAAGCTGAAAAAGACTACCGACGACTGCTACACTCCGCCGGCCGTTTATAGCGCTGTGTCTAACTGGGTGCGAGGGCGCTTCCGCTTAGGAAATGCGCCGATCGTGCGGCCGTTCTATCCGGGCGGAGACTACGAGGCCTACGACTACCCCAAGGGATGCGTTGTAATTGACAACCCGCCTTTCAGTATTTACTCTAATATTTTAAGGTTTTATCAAGCGCGGGGCATTCGTTTCTTTTTGTTCGCACCGCAGTTAACAATGGCAGGAAATGATACGGATACCACGTATTATATTTGCAATTCCAGCGTGGTCTACGAGAACGGCGCAGTAGTTAACACAAGCTTTGCCACGAACCTCGATACAGAAAACCGCTTTGTGATAGACCCTGACCTGAAAGCCGCCGTCGAATATGCGGTAGAAAAAGACAAAAAGCGAAAAAGTGTAGTAAAGATTAAGCTTCCCGGGAATGTTACGTCCGCAGCTTTGCTGGGGAAGCTGGCCGCGCTGGGCCTGCCGTTAACTATCAGGAAAAAAGAGTGTCAACGCATACGAAAATGCGGCGATTATGAAATTTTCGGCAGCGGCTACGTGCTAAGTGACCCTGCGGCGAGGCGGCTCGCAGAAGCCATGCGAGTGGCCGAAGAAGCCCGGCTAGTGACGATACATATGGGCCCGCGCGAATTAGAAATTTTACGCCGGCTAAACGAAGGCGTCGCCACATCCGAATGAAAAGGCGCTTGCGAGCTTTGTCCCGCCTAAACGTTTTAACTGCCCTCAGCGGTCAATTCTGGCTAATCTCTGGCCATTTCCTCAAGAGTTGTCCATGTTCGGTTCTTCCAGTCGTAGATGCGGGCAATCATCGGGAAGAACAGCATGTCGCCGTGGATGACGTTCCGAGCAAAGATGAACCGAGCTGTCCACACGTCTACGCCGGCAGCGGCTGCGATGGCTGTCAGCTTCTCACGGCATGCCAGCACGTTGTCGTACTGGATATCGATGCCATAACACGTCTGGCAGCTCCTCACGCGTTCGGCATCGTTCCTGGCGGCGCTCAGCTTGCGGCGCAGGACGCATGTGAGGAAAGCTCCCTCGCCACACGCAGGCTCGAATACTGTCGCCTCGATATCGGCGACCGTGCCGTCTGGGATCGCGTCGAGCATCTTTTCGACAACCCATCTCGGAGTATAGACCTCGGCATACTTCTTAACACGGGCATTGCTCTTGATGCCCGTGAAATCGCCATCGAACCAGCCATATTTAGCCTGGTATTCGGCATCTGTCATGGCTCAAGCTCCGGCAGATCGTTCGGGTCAACCTGCGGATCGAGCGTGAACGTGTCCACGCAGTGCGTATGCACATGCCCGCGACTTCCGGCATATTCGCAAGACACGCGGGCATTATCTCTGGCGATCTCTGCGCTGTCCGGCATGAGCTCGAACTGATGCACATCCTGATGCTCCGGATCGATGAGCCCTTGCTCGATGGCACGGCTCAGGAAGATGCCAGTACCTGCGAACGGGTCCAGCACATGGACGCATGGGTCGTTCAGCTTCACGCCGAAGTGCTTTTGAAGAAGGGCATTAACCGAATTATTGATGAAATCCACGCATTCAGCCGGGGTATAAACCACGCCATTCTTGTGCGTAGTCTTGCCGCCGTCCTTGAGTCTGATATGCGTTTCCTGGATGTAGAATCGTCCGTTTAGGTCGTTGATGTCAGTCATGCCTGCGCCTCCATCTGTGCCAGTCCGTTCAGATCGTCAGCGGTACGGAGCCGCTGTATCTCACGGTCGATGTATGCGCGTGCTTTCTCAAGGTCGCGTATCTCATTGTCGTTCTTTCTGCCGGCACGAAGCAGATACTTGAGCGCCGAACCCCGAGCGAAGTTCAGCTCGAACGCCTCGATGACATCCTGTGCCTCGATGCCGTTCGCGCAGTAGTAATTAGCCTTTCCGCCGTCAAAACTTTCTCTCATATCGCATAAATCTCCCTCAAAGTGTCGCCGTATCCGAGCAGCTCTGCGTCAATGCAGTATTCGCAAAAGTCCATATCGCGATTGCGAATACCGTAGTCTGAGTGGCTATTTTTAAGCACGTCCTCGCGGACAGTTATGTTCTTGAGTTTTTCTTTAAACTCGAAATAATTAGAATTTTTGGCCCGCCGCACGGCCTTCTTCGCGCTTGACTGGCAATGAGGGCATTCGTCATGCGGCGCAAGAGACTTTGTGCCGAGGACGCGGTATGCCTGACGTGAAAAGACCGCGCCGCAGGCTGAGCAACGAAGCGTGTAAAACGCCTGTGGGTATCCTGCCCGGCAGCTGGTATAGCGATACTCGACACCGATAATGCGTAGCGAGTAGCCCAAAAAGCGCCCGATATTTGCCTCATGGTCTATATATGCCTTGGTCTGGCGCGACGTAGCCGCACGGCTTCGGCCAAGGTCTTTGATCGACTCCCGGTCCTCTTCATGCGCGACTTTAACCAGTCTCCTTTTTGCGCTCTTGCCGCGGCAAGCAAGGCCGATGTTAAAGTCTCCGAGCTTGCTGTCCAGGGCGCCGGGTTTAAGCGCCTTTACCCAGTGATAATTCCCGGCTGTCACGCCATTGCTGGGGTCTATCGCCTTGAGGTTCCACGTCCAGAGGTCGGTATCCTCGGGTCTAGGCGGAAGCGAGCTAACCCATGACTCGAAGTCATCAAATGGCAAGCCTTTCTCTTTGGCCCTGCATACGCGCGGGCCGTAGATATTCTGCATCTTTCCCCGGAAGCTGTACCTGTACGCATTTCTGGAACGCTGAATGGACTCCGCGCGCTCGGCTGTCAGCTTCGCCTCATATCGCCGACGATACTCGCGCCGACGCTCCTTTATGAGCTCCGCATATTCTGGGTCCTCGGCCAACCGTGCGCGCTGCTTTTCTTTAAACCTGCGGTTAGCCTCTCTCTTTGCGTATCTGACCTTCTCGTCGTTTATTGCGCTCAATTCGAGTGCCGTGATGTTTTCTTTTGACATTCTCAAATTTCCTGTGCTAACAGCAAGGCACTGCATGTGTGCCTCGCAAATCTCCTTGCGGTACACGCCCCCGGGAAGACTTCTCGGGGGCTTTTTTGTTTCAAAGACCGCCTTTCCATCGCGGCCAAGTGTCATTGATAGCCTCTCTGCGCTGCGCGATGGCACGCTGGCACTGAGACAGCACGTTCCATGAGTCTTTCTCCGCATCGATCTCGACAACGGGGCACTTGCTGCTGAACGTCTGCATGGCGTCCTCGTATTCGGCATCGAGCGCGGCCAGATACTCCAGCGGCACGCCTGCCTCGCATGAGCGGCTGCGTGTCTTGAGCCGTTCAAGGCACGTCTCGGGCTTGCATCTGAGCCACAAGCAGATATCTGGGAAGTAGATTTGCTCTTGAAGCACCGAGTGCAGATCGACGTACGACTGATATTCGAGGTCGGTCATGTTCCTCTGCTTGTGAACCATGCGCGCGAAGCAGTGATCAAAGAACAGCGAGCGGTCAAGCAGGCAGTCCGCCTTGGCATCGTTCAGGCAGATGGCCTGTGCGAGCTTCCATTGACGATATCTGTGAGTCAGCACCGTCATCTGCATGGCGTATCCCCAGCGACACGGGTCATCGTAATACAGCGGCAGGAAGCCTATGAGCGGCTCGGGGAAGTGATGCCCCTGTAATGCTTCGCAGATCGTGCTCTTGCCTGCGGCGATATTGCCCTCTATCAAAACTAACATGTCTCTCTCCTTTCCTTGTCTTTTGAGTTTCTTGAATGCCGCGATAAGCCCCATCGCCTCCGCAGTCCGTCCGTTTCTGGCCAGGTTGTGCCCGCCCATGTTATACGCCGCGATGATATCATCACCCCGGAAGCGTGTCGATAAGTCCTTGAGGTATGATGCCGCAGCACGGGTCGCGCAATCAAGGTCATGCAGGTCGTTGCATCCGTGATGCCGTCCCGTTGCGGGCATCATCTGCCAGAAGCCGATAGCGCCCTTGGAGGACTTCGCTAACTCCCTGCACCCCGACTCTGCGGCCATGAGATAGAAGTAATCCTCGGAAATGCCGTTTTCTCTAAGCAGACGGCTCACAGACGCGCGATAGGGCTCGCACCTCTCTAATCGTCCGTCTGGCTCGCAGAACGCGAATACGGGGCAAATAAGCGCTAATATCAGAGCGAAGAAAAACCAGGGCCTCATAAATTAACCCCTGTGTATCTCTCAAATGAGTACTCTGTGCATCCCTGCGTGTATGCGGCATAGTCGCCGACAGCACGCGCCGTCAGGATGCGCACGATGTCGTTTGCCCGTGACGCGCTGTCAAGCACAAGTACGGGAATGCCGCTGGCATGCTTGATGCGCCGGAACTCGATGATCTGTGATGCCCTCGGAGTTTCACCGGGGGCTTTCGTCTCGACGAATACCGCGCCGCCGCTCAGCATAACGAGCCAGTCAGGTGCTCCGGATCGTCCCTGCCACATGACCTTGCGTATTTCGCCACCGGCAGAGATGACGCACTGCCTCAATGCGGCGGAAACTCTGCCCTCAGGTGTCGTTGTCATCGCGCACCCCCGACAAGTGCCCGAAGATCGCCGAATGATGCCGCAGTACGTCCCT